CTGCGCGCCCGCACGCGCCCAGGCCCGCGCACGCGCACGCGGGTGTGCGCGCACGCGCACACGCGCGCGTACCCGGGGGCGGGGGTGTGCCCGCGCGCGCGGGACCGGCCACGCTACACCACCCCCACCCGGCCCGTGCCCGACCGGTGCAAGTCAACGCGAAGCAGCGGAACGAGGCGCAGCGGAACGCAGCGGAGCGCGGCGGCGAGCTAGATTGCGGGGGAGCGGGTGGCGCGGTGCAAGTCAACGGCGGACAGGGAGGGGAGCGTGCCGAGCGGACCGGGGTATGTGCGGGATTACGCGGCGGAGTACGCGGGGCAGAAGCGGCGAGGGGAGAGCGGGACGGGGTCGGAGAGCGGGAACGCGAAGCGGAAGCGGCTGCGGCGGTTGGTGTTGAAGCGCCGGGCGGTGGGGGCTGGGGAGGAGGTGGACCATGTGCGGCCGTTGTCGAAGGGCGGCGGGAACGGGCTGGGGAATGCGCGGGTGGTGAGTCGGGGGGAGAATCGGAGTTTTGCGCGAAACGCGGACGGGAGCGTCCGGGGAGGCGGGTGATGGCGAGCGCGGATCGGGAGGCGGTGATGGAGGCGGTGCTGGAGGCGATGTGCCGGGGGGAGACGGTGGATAGCGCGGCGAAGGCGCAGGGGGTGGCGTCCGGGACGGTGCGGCAGTGGTTCGCCCGGGACGAGGCGTGGCGGGGGCGCTACCGGGAGGCGCGACTGATCCAGGGGCAAGCGATGGCGGAGGAGGCGGTGCGGATAGCGCGGGAGGCGACGAATTACAGCACGTCAGTGGACAAGCTGTTGATTGAGACGCTGAAGTGGGCGGCCGCCAAGGCCAACCCGGCGGAGTACGGGGAGAAGCAGACGGTGGAGCATCAGGGGAGCCAGCAGCTACAAGTCAAGATCGTGGAGGAGGAGGGAGTACCCCGGCAGGTCCGGGGGCTGGAAAGCGCCGTTGAACACGCCCTGCTGACCGGCGAGAGAGTTATCCACACGCTGGGGAGCGGGAAGGGAGCGGCGAAGGACTATTCGTGAAAGCAAGCAAGCCCCTGACGCGACGGGTGTGCTTTTCCTCAGCGCAAAGAGCAGGGGGACGCCGCTAGGCTGGGACAAGTCGAGGAGATTTGTAACAATGTGCAAAGACCCCCCTTGACAGGATTTGGCGATGCGCCGAGGTTTGGGGGGAGAAAGAGAGGGGGGCGCCGGTAACGCCCGCTTCTACCGCGCTTCGCTTGGTGCTTTGGCAGTGCCAAAGCCAGTCAGGGAAAAGACTGAGGTGCTGCGGTAGCAGCACAGTTAACGCGTTAACGCGTTAACGCGATAACACGAGAACGAGAGTACACGGTGTACGCCGCGTACTCTCGTTCTCTTGTATACGAGAGACCACCTGTTACCCTCCTGACACTGTGGCGCAGAAAGGCAAGTCGAAGGCGGGGGATGCGGTGGAGGTGCGGTTAGCGCGCCGGCATCCGGGGCAGGAGGTGATCCACCGGCATCCGGCGCGGTTCAAGGTCGTGATGTGTGGGCGCCGGTTTGGGAAGACGGCGATGGGCGTCCGGGAGGCGTGCGATGTGGCGCTGGCGGGCCAGCCGGTGGGTTGGTTTGCCCCGACGTACAAGTATGTGCTGGAGGTGTGGCGGGAGCTGTTGGATCGGCTGCGGCCGGTCATTGCGCGGAGCAATGATCAGGAGCGCCGGATTGAGCTGGTGACCGGCGGGGTGATTGAGATGTGGACGCTGGACAGCCCTGATCCGGGGCTGGGGCGCAAATACAAGCTGGTGGTGGTGGACGAGGCGGGGATCGTGCCGGAGCTGTTGCTGATCTGGCAGCAGGCGATCCGGCCGACGCTGGTCGATCTGGGCGGGGACGGGTTGTTTCTCGGGACGCCCCGTGGGCGCCGGCACGGGTTTGTGCAGCTGTTTGCCCGGGGGGAGCGGGCGGATGAGCCGGACTGGCAGAGCTTCCGGGCCCGGACGCTGGACAACCCCTACATCCCGCCGGAGGAAGTGGAATCGGCCCGGCGGGAGCTGCCGCCAGAGGTGTTCGCTCAGGAGTTCGAGGGCATCCCGACGGACGACGGCGCCAACCCGTTCGGCCTGGACGCCATCCGCCACGCCACGCAGCCGGTCCCCAAGGGCGATCCGGTGGTCTGGGGCGCCGACTTGGCCCGGAGCATGGACTACACGGTCCTAATCGGCCTGGACGCCTGGCGCCGGGTGGTGCGGCTGGAGCGGTGGCAGGCGCCGTGGGCGATCACGAAGGCCCGGATCAAGGGGTTGGTGGGGGACGTGCCGGTGGTGGCGGACGCCACGGGCGTCGGGGACGCGATCGTGTCGGACCTGCAGCAGATGGGGTGCAGCGTGACCCCTCACGTCTTCACCCAGCCCTCCAAGCTCCGCCTCATGCAGCGCCTGATCGCGGCGTTCCAGGGGAACGAACTGGCGCTCCCTGACACGCAGGAGGCGACGTGGCTGACGCAGGAGCTGAACGCCTTCGAGTTCACCTACACGGCGACCGGCGTGCGGTACGAGGCGCCCCGGGGGGAGCATGACGACGGCGTCATGGCGCTCGGGCTGGCGCTCTACGGCTGGGACCGGGTCCAAGGGGTGGTCCCGGAGGCGCCCCCGCCCGTTGCGGAGGTGGTGGATGACCCCCAGATTGCCCGAATGCGGGCGAACGAGGCGGCCGGCATGGTGATGCTGGGGGGCATTTCGACCCCCATCGCCCCTGAGCCACAGGCCGCCTACGAACACGCCCCCACCGACCGGCAGGACTGGATGTTCGGCTTCGTCTAAGGAGGACAGGGTATGCCGAAGGCCAAGGGGATGGAGGCGGTGGCCGAAAAAGTCGGCCGGAAACAGCCCGTGTTCGCCAAGAAAGGCGCCCGGAAGCCCGGCGTTGCCATCATGATCGCCCTGGGCAGCCCCAAGAAGGGCCCCCCGCCCCGTCCGATGGAGGACGACGAGGAGGAGGAGGACTACGACCTCAACGCCTCGTCCCAGACCGACAAAATCGCCCGCCTCAAGGCCGAAAACGCCCGCCTCAAGGCCCGTCTGGCCGAGTACGAAGGCGAGGATATGGGCGAGGAGGAGGAAGGCGAGGAGATGGACGAGGAGATGGACGAGGAGATGGAGGACTGATGCCCTCCCCCGCCTGGCAGCGCGCCGAAGGGAAGAACCCCGAGGGCGGCCTCAACGCCAAGGGCCGGGCTTCGTTGCGCGCCGAGGGGCGGGACATCAAGCCGCCAGTCAGCGCCGCTGCCGCCAAGGCGTCACCAGCCAAGGCGAAGCGCCGGATCGCGTTCTGCAAGCGGATGTCGGGCGCCAAGGCCAAGCTGACGAGCGCCAAGACGGCGAACGACCCGGATTCGCGCATCAACAAGGCGCTCCGAAAGTGGGACTGCAACTAACCGAAGGGCTTACCGAAGGGCTGCTGCTCACGAACCACCAGGAGGTCTGACGTGCCGAGCTACCGGAACAGCACCAGCGGGTCCATCGCGGCGAACGACACCAGCGTGACGCTGGCGTGGAAGGAGTTCTACAACGGCGGCGTCGGCGTGCAGCTGACGGGGACGTTCAGCGGGACGCTGCAGTTCGAGATGACGATCAACGGCACGGATTTCGTGGCCGTGCAGACGACGAGCGTGACGACCGGCACGATTGCCACCACGGCGACGGCGACCGGCGTGTTCTTCTTCAACTGCGTGGGGGCGCTGTCGGTGCGGGTCCGGTCCACGGCCTGGACCAGCGGCACCGCGACCGTCGCCCTTGCCGCCATGCCCGGGTAAGGGCGATGGAGCCCGGAGCCCTTGGCCGCCGTCGCCGGCGTGGCGGCGCGTTCTCCATCGCCCGCCTGTTCGCCAATGGCGAAGCGGGCGGCGTGTACGACCCCAGCGACCTGACCGCCGAGAAGGTGGCGTGGCGCCGCAACCTGCTGACGTGGTCCGAGGACTTCACGAACGCGGCGTGGACAAAGACGCGCAGTAGCATCACGCCGAACGCGGGCACGTCGTGGGATGGCACCGCGACGGCAAGCAAGCTGGTGGAGGACACCAGCACCAACACGCATTTT